ATTCCCTCTATTTGAAATATACATATCTGTACCTATTACTTGCATACCAGTCATCCAAGCGGAATTAGCCGCACCAGCGTTAAAGTTAATTCCTACTGCATTGTTTCCGGCAGTTTCATGTATGGCTTTAACAGAAGCCAAATTGTATAAGTTTGGATTAACTGTTGTAACAGCATTAGCCTCCTGTTCAGCACAAGAACCAGCAATAGCAAGATACAAAATCATGCCCCCAAAACAACATAATCAGTTCCAGTTGAAATACAAGTAACACCATTACGAGCCGCTACTGCAATATCAGTTTGTGCGCCATTCATGTTATCGCCCGTACTACTATCTGACCCAGTTCGCAATGTAAAACCATTACCGTCGTTATTGACAATAGTGAAATGAACACCTGCACCCTGATTGTCGGGAATCGTAATAACAGTGCCACTTCCAGTAACAAAGATGTATCTTCCGGCGTGAGTTGCTTCTGTTAAAGTAGTAGAAGTATTTAAACTAACAACTGGTAGTCTTGGAGAAACGAATGTTTGACCTGTTGCTACTGTTACACTACCACTCAACGCTAAAGTTGATACTCCTTCAACTGCGGCGACAGCACTAGAACCGCCGCTAGTATCGGTATCAGCAATATACCATCCTTCTGCTACACCTGCAATACCACCATCAGCAATAGCCTGTAATGTAATAGATTCACCTTGTAGTAGTTTAATTGTATTAGTTACAGTGACTCTTTTATCGTGATTGATTAAACCATTATCAATAGTTCCTGCTGTAGGGGTAATTGTCATAGTAGTAGGGTGAACATTTTTAATTGTAATAACCGTATCAGTATAAGCAGTAGGGGCAGGTAAGGTAGCAGTACCCGAAGGGTCATTAAGATAATTCATAGTAGCAGTAATTGTTGGATTAATGGTAGCGGCATTATTTGGTGCGGCATTTTTATTATGAATAATAGTTGAACCAAAATTAACAACTCCATTTAATACGACTCCAATTGAAGTAGAAGCACCTCTTCCTGTAACTGTTTGTAATGTATCTGCCTCAGCAGTTAAGTAGGTATTACCATCTACTGTATAATTACCAACACCGTTTCTTTTCATAAAGCCGTTGCTTGTAAAGTCTGCATCTTGAAGAGGGTCGCCTAAAAAAGTTAATACTTGCCCTTGAGTTAATTCTTCAATTACACCATCAGCACCAGAAACTCTTCCCAACACTCTTTCGTCATTAACAACATTTTGAATCTTAGCATAAGTTATTCCATCGTCCTTTACTCTTAAAGCATCTGAATTAATTTCAATGGTGGAATCATCAACACCCACATTTAGTGTAACATCTCCAGTTGTTCCTCCACCAGTTAAAGCACTACCCGCCACAACAGAAGTAATATCTCCCTGTGGTGCTAATGCGGCTATAGAAGAAGCAGTAACGGTTTTAATAACATCATTCACTCCCGTAGCGTTAGTATCTTGAATTAAAACCTTATCAGTACCTTCAACCGTAGCAGACCCTATGCCCGAAATAAATAATCCCTCACTGGTTCCAGTAATAGCACTTGTTTCTGTGTAGGTAGTACTTCCAGCATCATAGCCGATACTCACTGAATTTTCGCTCTTAGCCGTAGTCAAATACTGAATAGACCTATCATTCACAGTCCCACCCGCATTCAATTTAATTATAGCAATAGGAATATCACCCGAAGTTAGTTGTGGCACTACATCAGTATCGGCCTTATCTCCTCTAATGGCCAATACATTTGTAGAGTCACTAGTCACCACTAAGACGAAGTATGCGTTTCCGGAGGCAGGTTCATCGAAGGTAGAAGGAGTTCCTTGAGTGAAAGTAGCAGTAGCGATTTCTGGCATTAGTTTTCCATCTCTAATGACCTTACCTGCCCTCACTAAGAATTGCGTATTTCCGCTAGAGTCTGTCTGTACTATGCTAAAATTTTTAGTTGCGTCTGCTGTAGTTCCGTTTAGAATGGCATAACTATTCTGCAACCCTACCGATAATGCCTTGAGCAAACCACTATGCGGGAAATCTACGCCATCAACTAAGCCACTACCTGCGGGGTTAGAATGAAATCTACTGTACTGTCCTATGTTTCTGCTGTCTGTCATATCACTCAACCTCTATGCTAATGTAAAAATCAATTTCTTCTCCGGAAGTAAATGGCCCTATTCCATCGAATGTAACTCTAGACAACATTTCTGTGTATCCGCTATTGAAAATTCCTATTTCTCTTATTGTGTATCCAGCAACGGAGGAACCCAAGAGAGTGAATTTGAAATCTACAATGTTCCCGTCACTAGTAGTAGAAGAAGCAGAAATATCGTATATGGGTACATCTAGGTTAATAGATGCCGGATTGGTAGAGTTACCACCCACTCCCACCCTAGCCTTTGTAAATGTGTTTTTCAAATGCAAGGCAATGTTTTCTCTAACGGAATCTACTATCAAAATTCATCCTCCAGTATTGTTTCAAGGGTATTTCCGCCAGCCGATAGACCTAAATTTAGGTCGAAGCCTAGTGTCTGCTCAAACCCAAGATTGAAAGAGTTTGCGCTTGCATTAGCCCTTTTCTTGACAACGATTTTTCTTTCTGTTAGGCTTATCTTCTCAAAGAAATCTTTAGATGTACGAACATTATCGAAAGAATCGCTTCTTGATTGAGCCTCTATCTTTTTAGTATTCTTCAAAATTTCAGCAAACCTATCCGTTAAGCCTTTAGTGAATTTACCAAGTTCTAATTTGATAGTACCAATTTGAGTATGTTCCATTTCTAAAATTACATATTTAGAGTATGCAATTCCTTCTTGTAATAGTTCAAGTCCTATAATATCCGATGGTCTTACTTGTCCTAAATTCCTATGACCTAGTTCCAAAGAAATCTTCTTGTTAGAACTGGAATGTAATCTTAATAGGTTATACGCCCTATCGTCTACTTCCTGTTGAGTAGATAGGCTATTGTCGTTAATTTCCAATACCTTTCTTCCTCTTTCACGAATACTACTTCCGTTCTTTCTAACTGCTATTTTATCGTTAGAATAAACTCTAACTTCATTGTAGAAGTCAAAGAGAACATCAGATTGGCTAAAGTTCACAATTTGTAATTCGTTTTTTGCATCTGTAATTGTTATCTTAGGTGAAAATGCTGAATCCTTTTGGTCCTTGATTGAAAATTTATTATTGTCATAAATCAATCTTTTATTTTTCTTTTCAATTAGATAGTTAATTGCTGAAAATAAATCAGTTCCTTTTAGATTAGGTGCTACAATTAAGGGGTAGTCGTCGGAGTAGCCAGTAGTAAATTCTATGTCATTTTCTTCAAAGAGATTATTGATGAGAGTTTCTGTTTCTTCACCAATAGTAACTCCAGTACCTATGACTGCCCTAACTGGCTTACCTTTTAGGTTCTTATTCGTGGTGATAGTAATGGTATCCGATAATGAAACTATGCCTTTAGTCAACTTATGTTTCCCAAAGGTAATGGCAAGACCCCTTCCTACAATGTCACCATCTCCAGTCCCTAACCAATCTATTTCAGTTGAGGTTTTGAAAGCGGTATTACCGTCGCTGATACATAGTGTCGAAGGTATTTCTGCCTTCTTAGTTTCTATATCAGCGAATTGATATAAAGCCAATAGCGGGCTTCTAGACACAACATGTTCCTTTGTACCACTGACCACCTTTCCATCTAAGTCTACAGTACAATACATAGACAACACTCCTTCGTTATGTCCCATGTTTTCTATTGCAGTACCAGTGCTATATGTTAGGCTTCTCTTAGGGGAGTTTTCACCCTTTATCAAATAGTCTTTAATTGTACTATAGGTTTCATTCTTATATGGCATCTTAGTATATTCCGATGATAAAGTGTTTATTTTAATTTTACTAGGAGTATATTCGTAAGTACAAGTTTCATTAGGTTGCATAACCCTATAGTATCCCGTAGGCAAATTAACATCACTTAGTACTATATGTCTTTTAGTAGAACTACCACTGTCTATTTCATGGGTCACTACATAACCCATTGAAGAAGGGGATGTGTTGTTTATTGCGGGTTGTTGTGTATCTAAGTCCACTGTTTGTGTAATGGTAGTGCCAGTTCCGTATTCTATCCCCTTTTCCGATACTAAATAGCATCCTGTTAAGTCTTTAATGAAATCTAAATATGGATAGTCACTGGAATTTAATGTGTATTTATACAAGGTAGTTCCCGATGGTCCTCTTACAGAAGCACTACTAGGTAGTTTAATTCTAAGTTTGAATCCCATATAGACCCCTTCTCCGTCGCTAGTCGTTGTAGATTCTAGACTACTATTGCCACCTCTTACGGTTCCTATTGGATTGTCAAATAGATTAGGTCTTACTGTAAATCCATAATTTAGCAAAGTTCCATTTGGATATTCTCTTAAATGGGCGTTGTTGATTGGCGGAGTTACTGTTCCCGACTCCGATAGAATTGAGCCATCTTCCGTGTCGAATCTATCTAATACTACTCCCATAAACCCATATCTTAGGAATTGAGAAGGAGTGGTAGCATTGACAGTAGCGTCTAAAAGAGAATTATAGTGTTTTAATAATAGACTAGAATGCCCCGTCACAGCAGAGTTGTCGATGAACGGAGCATTATTACTAGAACTACCTTGAGTCATTGGTAGGATTAAATGACTATGGTGATTGCTAGTAGCAGTGAGTCCGTTTAGTGCGCCTCCTATCTCTGTCGTAGAAGTATCATTTTCAAACTTACCACCGTGAAGTATTGAAATCAAAGGATGAATACTAGAATCAAACTCGGAAGCCCCCTTACTATCTCCATGTCCTCTAAATATGGCTTGCCGTTTAACTGCCTTGAATAAATTACCTGTAGCAATTCCTCCCGAACTAGTTGTCTTTACTATCTTTCTAGTAGAATCCCCATGATACAAATTCTTTAGCGTTATTGTAGTGGTCGAAACACTAGAAACTTCCCCAATCATATTTCCATCGCTGTCACAAATAATGTCATTTGCACTTAGGGAAGAACTCACATCTGAAGTAGTGAGTATAGCATCGTCGGAATCTCTAAAGCCAAAAGTCGTTCCTAAATCTGTAAATTCATAAAAGTGATAATTGAAGATTCTCATTGTTTTTGTTTTGTTTGGAAGGTGTTCGGGGTTTATTTGATTCATAGTTGAATCGAAAACTAACTCAGTTAATCTCATTAAACCAAAAGTAGTCATTTTGGTAATGTCTTCTACATCGTATTCTAAGATGTTAGCCGTATCATAATCATTGTCTAGGTATTTCTTTGCCTTTCCAGAACCTCCATACTTAGAATGTTTATCGGAAGTAGTATCTTCTGTTGGTTTGTTCAACAAATACAGACTAAAGTTTTTCAAATCCCTATTAGAGTAGAACAGACTATCATCTCTCAATTTACTATACGGTAATAAATCCGAAGTCGCAAATAGGAAAAGTCTAGCGGCTTTAGGGTCTAACTGTTCCAAGAAATCTTTAATGTAAAAGTTAGATTTAATTCTACCACCTAATGTAGAGTCGTGTGAAGTAAAAACTTTATCTCTAGAGTGACCTGCTTCATGTACCACATAATCCCAAAATAGTGAACCACTAGCAGGGAAATATCCCCTCTCCTCAACTGGCAAGTGTAAATGAGAAGTTTCTCTAAATCTACTAGGTATTTTTTCTAAGGCGGTAGAACTTCTTCCTTGATTCATTTTGTAGGACGAAGCATAGTATTGAACCGAACTACTACCATCATAGTAATTAGCATCGGAAGCCCTACCAACCTCTTCCTTTTCTGCGGTACTAACATCAGTAGTGTGATATTTACTAGCAATCACTTGTGTTTTTCTATTAAAAATTCCTTTCTCTATGTGGTTTATTTTGTAAAGAGGAACTCCATATTTTTCAACATAGGTTTCGACCAATTCGTGAGTTAGTGCTGTAGTTGGTCTAAGATAATTGTAGTAGGTTGGCTTCTGCATATCATCAGCCCCATAATCAACTCCTGCTTCAATTCCATATTGAGAATTCAATAGAGTTATCATCTTACCCCCATGTAAATGCTCTCCATTCACTAGGTACAAATTGTGAGTATTTTTTCCGGAATACTGATTATTTGCTGTAGTTGTGAACCCTAATGTAGAAATGGTTTCACCCGAACTGAAATTATTTACTGCCCTATCTAAGAAAACTCTCCAAGTATCTACCCCACTTGAAACTGTATTATAGCATACTACTTGAGTACAATATCCTACAAATACAGAACTCAAATAAATAGGCAACCCTACATCTGCCACTGTCTTGATAGTAGAAGTATTGGACGGGTTAATGTCTAGGTATTTGTTACCATCAACATCAAAACCACTAC